CAGGTTTTTCTTAATGGTGTTTTTGGTTGGCACATCCGCTTCGTCTTTGATGAAGTCAACAATGCAGCCCAGCGGGATAAAGTTGGTGCCGTGCTCACGACCCTCGACTTCAAACACGAAATCAAGGTCTAGGCCTTTCTCTTCAACGAAAGTGTCCAGCCATTTGTTAAATGTTGCAGCCATTTGATTTCTCCTTTTCTTAACCTTATACGTCAAATATAGTGACGGTTTCCGTTAAGTTCAAGGTGAAATCCCGCACCCACCCATGATTTTTTTCGTAATCTTTGGCACACGTTTGGCACACAGACACAAAAAAAGCCGTCAAAAGCTAATGCTTTCAACGACTTGGGTGGCGGGAGTGACGGGACTCGAACCTGTCAAGAAAGCGTCTTAACATGTCCAATCACAGTATATTACAGGGGTTTATGGTGCAACCATATACTATCCTATTCCATTAAATCCCGCCCAGTTTGGCACACGGCTGGCACACGAAGCTGAGCTGTGTGCCAAAAACTATGGCACACGACGTGTCCATATAACCCTGCCCTCTGCGCCGTGGTGGCCAGACATTGGGGTCATGTCCCAGCCAGGCATGTCGTCAGTTTCAAAGCCGTAGCGACAGATTACCTGAAGCGCCTCGTTTTTTTCATGATGCTTTCGGGCTGCTTCGAGAACTGTTTGCCCTGGCGTTTCGCCTTGCGCTTCGCTCTCGTAGTAGCGGCATATTCCTTGGGGCTCAGAGCTTTGATAGCTGCTTCCGGCAGATACCGCTCGCCTGTCTCGCTGCTCTTCTTGCCGCTCTTGGTGCGCCATTTCTGTTTGCCCCAATTCTTCAATGACCGTTGTGGTGCGCGCATTAATTCCTATAGCCCCCGCCAGCTTTCTTGTAACGACGCGCTAATTCTTGCGCTTTCCGAGCACTCCACTTACCAGCAGCTGTGCCGTGCGTAGCGCTTGCCAAGATTGACTTGAACATGCGCTTACGCATACCCGGCTTAGTATAGTTGCCGGCTTTATTGACCGTGCTTTTTTTCTTGGCCATTAGTTTTTCTTCTTTTTAGCCTTCATGATTTTAGACTGCAGAGCCTTTGGCAGTGTCTTCTGCTTTTTAGTCAGTCCTGCTTTTTTCATGCCTGCCTTTTTCTTCGGGCGGCCTCTTTTGCTACCATATGTTCCTGGCCCCATTGGCATCGCTCAATCTCCTTTGATTAACATTTCCATCTACGCCTTGCGGCTTTCCCTCTGGGGCCAGTCCAGCTCTTGGATCTGGCACAGAAGCTCTTGCGCCTTTTGGCAGCCTTGCTGCCCGGCTTCACCTTGCCGGTCACTGGCGCCTTTAGTTTGCTACCTGTAGCCCGGTTGTATTTCGCACGACCTTTTGCTGTGAGGCCGCCGCCCTGTTTGACCGAGCGCTTTTCACCGCGCCCGACAGACAGGTTTACAGATTTCTTTTTTCTTTTAGCCACGACACAGCTCTATTGCCTGCTCAAGTGTTTCTTCATTACGCCGCGTCCAGCCCTTGCCAAATGTGTCAAATGTTTTGAGGCGCTCATAGAAGGCCTGACGCCGGCTGTACATATCTGTAACGAGCTTCTCTGTATCGTGGACAGCAATAGCGTTCAGCGTGATTGGGCCTATGCCGCCATCCGCTGTAACGCCAATGAGCTTTTGCAGTGTCCTGGCTGACCGACCGACGCCGCTGTTCACAGCCCAATCAAACACAGACCAGTCCAGCCCAGCTGGCAGCTTGTCGCCGGCCACCCGGTTCCAATATTCCTCACGGTAAATCGCTGCGACGTGATTGTCTGGGATGTTCCGCATGATTTCTTCTGTGATGACCGGGTCGCTGTCTACTGTCTCTGACAGCCATTGTTCATAGACCCTGGCTGTGATGCCTTTGTTGGTCATGCCGCCCGGATCCTCCGGGTGGTTAACGAACCCGCCCTCGTGCTTCAACAGCCAGGCTAGGCATTGCTCAAAGTTATCTTTCATTTGGTTAGCCCCTTTTGTTTTTCATACGTCCTGAGCGAACCGATACCCAGCATCCCGCCAAGAACGGTAAGCAGCGTACCCATGTCAAACTCAGGCAGCTCAGGCAGCTCAAAGCCAGCCAGGCTTGCACCGAAAACCAAAAGGTCTTTCAAAATAAAATGGTACGCAAAGGCGATGGCGCAAACCCAACCCACTGCCGGGCGCCAACCGCCCTTGAACAGTGAGCCTGATGCAGCCTCAGCCTTGTTAATCTCCAGCTGTGCGAGAAGCGCTTCCTGCGCGTGTTTCTCGGACATGGTGGCAATCTCGTGGGCGAGCTTTGCCTTCTGGTCTTTGTCTTCGATAAACTTGTCTAGCAACCCGGTGACCGGGCCAATCAATGCCTGTATCATTCTTCAACAAACCCCACGATATGACCGTCTTCTAGTTTCACCTTCAGCTCTTTGCATGACCATTTGTTGTCAAAGCTGCTGGTGTAGCCGACGTTCCGTTTAATTTTTCTTTTGACTGCCAGGCACTCTGATAGTGACTGGTAAGGTGTGTACTCGATGCGCTCGCCACCCATGACAAGCAGCAAGACAAAGGTAAGTTCAACCGCCATTTCTCAATTTCTCTAAATGCTGCTCAAGGTTGCTGATTCGTTTTTCGTAAAAGTCCAGCGTGAGCTTTTGTTGTTGGTCGTATGGTGCGCGACCTTCTTCTATTTCGGTCTGCAGCTTTTCGAGCTCGCTGGCGATATGCTCAATAAGCATAAATTGCTCACTGTCGGCCGGCAGGCTGCCCATCTCACCGCGTGGCCACTTAATGCGAAACTCTGTGTTGTGTTCAACATCCGATTTCATCATCGTAATGTTGGTCTCTATCTGGTTCAGCCTTTCGATGATTCCGAAATAAGCCCAGGTTGCCAGCGACGCAGCTGCTACCATGCTGATGATGTTTCTGAGCGGTAGTGCGACCTCGGTATTTTCGCTGAGTTTTGGCATCAGCCTTTCTCAGAGCCGAGCCAGACGGCCAGCGACCCAGTCATAGATCCAGATACAACAGATATCATTGCGCTTTGCTGCGTTGACAAATCGTCGAGGGAAATTCCCCATTCGATTACTCTGATGTAAACACAGGTCATAACGAGAATACAAAGCCGGGGTAAGATTTTTAACTCCAGCATTTTGCGAGCTATGCTTTCCACACTCATCAGTCAAACCATCCTTTCAGCCAGGCTACCCACGCCAACAGTCCAGCAACCCCCGCTGTGATTGCGAGGCCTACAGCGCCCAGCCCTAGCATTTCCATAATCTCTGCGCGTCTGCGCCTGGCCAGCTCTTCCTGCACTCGGCGCTCTTTACGCGCCTCAGCCTGGAACCGCTGCCAGTCGTTCCACAGGCCAGGCCGGCCTGCGTAAATCATTATTTCTTTCAGTTGTTGTTCTTGCTGCTTAATTTTTTCTAAGGCCATAAACTCTTCAAGGTCAGATGTTCTTACGCCCGACCTTTTCTTTTTATTGCCCTTGCGCTGCAGCTCTTCCTTAGCAATGACAAAGTCAGATATCGCTTTGCCTGCCCTGGCAAGCTCGCCAGTGTTAGCCAGTGTTTTCTTTATTACCGCAAATGCGGCATTGGCGGCTGCGAGCTCAGCAAGCATCGGCGTATCCTCGCAGTTTCATTAGATTAGTTTGAAGATGATGCCAGCCATGCTGCCTATCATGGTAGCAGCTGTGCCAATCAGGATAGCTTCCAGCCGCTTGATGCGGATAATCGTTTCTTTCCAGCGCTCAGCGCAGACCGCCTCGTGCGTGTCTATCTGAGACTTGACGTCATGGATATTCGGACGGCTCATGGTTTAGTCGGCCAAGTCACGTCGTCCAAGCTGGTAGCGTTGTCGGTAATGTCACGCAGGGCTTGACGGTAATCAAGCTGTGCTTGGGTTGCAGTGCGGTCTGGAAGAACCCACCAATCTGTTTCAGCTAGTTTAGCGTTACGTTCCTCTCGTAGTAAACGCAAAGGTTCTGCGGCTACCATCGCATCCATTTTGGCTGATACTTGCTCCCATGTAACACCAAAATTTGCTGGGTCACTATCTTCTATTGCTATATCATACTCATCTTTTCCAGTGACTTTACGAAACATTGCATTAAACTCAGTTTCATTTGTTGGTATTCCATGAAGAACCCAATCAGT